TATACTAAAAAAGTTTAAACATAAAACATTTAAATAAAAAAATCCAGATACCTAAATACCTGGATCTGAGAATATATGATAATTTATTCTACTTTTTCTTCTTTACTGAACCACCTTTTTTCATACCCATTGCTTCTTTAGCGTCTTTTCCAAAAAGACCTTTTTTATTAGCTATAAGTGCAGCTGTTGCAAGACCCGCACCTATAATAGGACCCTTAACTTTATCAACACCTTCTTTAAAGTTGTGCCATGCTTCGCGTCTTCTATTTTTTCTAGCAGCTTTAGATGATTTACATCCACCATCCCCAGGTCCACAACTTTCTGTTGCACCTCCTTCAGCAAATTTTCTACCTTCAAGCATGCTACCTACTTTGCTATTCATTGATTTACAATAATCCATTGCGTCAGTAGCCCCTCTTAATCCCATTGCTTTTTTCATAATTATCTATTTTTTATTGTTAAGTTAAATAAAGTAAACATATAGAATTCTCTAGATATGTCTACTTCTATAGTTAAAATATCCAATGAAGATATTCTCAATCTAATTGATACTTTATCCCACTGTTTATTTACTGATTTCCAACTGTTTCTGAATTTCATATTTTTTATTTTAAAATGTTTGACCAAATAAAACCACCTGCAGATTTTTGTCTTTCTTTCAGACAATCTGTTATTGCAGTTTTATTTAAGTTATAGTAATCTATTGCATATTTTGCACAAGCCCATTCTTTAATAAAAATACCATCAAGTGAGTACTGAAACACTTTAAATGCTTTACCATTTTTATGCCCTTTACTTTCTAACCAATGACCAGTTTTATTTTTTTTATGAGTTAAAGACATTTTTTCTTTAGTCTCATTAGAAGGTTTTCTACCAATAGCTTTAAATCTAATTTTTTCTTTAGTTTTTTCACTAACCGGGTGACCCATTAATGATTTTTTTCTTTTAAGATTTATCTCTTTACCAAGATATCCCCCATTTCCACCATCTGCAATATTACATAATAGTCCTCCTTGTGTATTCTTAACATACAGTTTAATAAATTCTTTTTCTTTTTCACAAGCTTCTTCCCAAGATAAATCATCTAATAATATTTCTACTCTATATTCAGTTTTATTTACAATATTTTTCCAATATGTATTTCTGCTAGATTTAAAGTATGCTCTATTATAATCTGATTCACTTTTTCCAATACCAATGTAAAAAGGTTCATTCTTATCTAATCTGATATGTCTATACAAGTAAGCCATTATTTTAAATCTGCATCTGTTTTATATGGTATATATTTAGTTGCTGATCCAACTTTCTTAGCAACCAATATTTGTTTTCTTTGTTTGCCAGTTGATTCGTAAGATACGTGTACCCAAGCTGGGTTTCCATTTACAGGGAACTCAGCAATCATTTGATCAAAATTTACATGTTGCTTAATGAAATCAAAAACTTGCTTATTAGTAATTGATGTTCCATCCATGTCAATATCAATTGCTTCACCTGTACAATGTTGGCTGGACAAACTCCCCCCTACCGCAGTATTCAAGGCTTTGCTTCTGTACCCAGAGCTCAAATGAATAGGAACTCCAAAGTGTTCTCTAATTGGTTGGAATACATTCTCAGCTAACTTCTTAAAGTTCTCAATGTGTTCTGGAGTTGGCATATTGCTAATTCCTTTTCTTTTAGCTGTTTCACTTCTTGTTACTTCTGCTAGTGCTAAATTCTTACTTAATTGCATCTTATTTATTTTTATTGTTAATCTACTACTTCTTCTGAAGTTTCTTCTTTGTTTTCAGCTTTTTTCTTTAATGACATAATTCTTCCGGCAGTTGTGATACCAAATGCTCCTAATGTAAGAATCATAAATCCATCAAAGATAAACTCCTTGATAATCAATTCTTTACTTAACATTCCTGTTACTACATCTACCAATAATACAAAGACCATAGCAAAGAAAGAGATAACTCCTACAAATGCTTGTTCATTAATATTGTTATTGTCACTAATTAATTCTCTAAAAAACTTTTTCATTGTTTATAATTTAATAAGGGAGCTAATGTTACTTTAGGTCTCTTAGGTTTAATAATATCTGTATACCAATACTTATGTGGTTCTTCCTGGTCTTCTTCTGTATTTACAGGTTCATCATATCTATAAAAAAATATGTCTCCTGTATGATCATCCTTTCTAACATAATGTTGACTTAAATCTACAGAATATACTAAAGTATCTTTCCATGAATAATATAACCATGTGTTGTTTATTGCAGCATTTAGTAACCAATGCTCTAATAAATCTAATCTTTTTGCTAATTCTAAGTTATAGGTAAATGTTTCTATAAGTTCTGTCTTCTGAATTAGTAATGTATCTTTAATAGCAAGTAAACTATCTTTACTAGCTACCTCAATTTTAAAGGCAGCTATCTTAGCTTTCTGGCTTTCAAATATGTCATTGATATTCTTTGCTTGTGCTTTTGTAAGAATAACAACTGAGTCACCTTTAATTACCGTCTGAAGCGGGTAGTTTGATTGGCTGAAAATCAAACTGCTCACCAGTAGACTGCTTAATATTAATAGCTTTTTCATCTGATAATTCTTTTTTAATATCTTTTACAACTGCATTAGTGCTATCTAAACTTCCAATAACTTCTGAAACCATAGACTCTAAATTAGCTTTATCTTCCACAAGTGCTTCATTCTTAGCCTTTAATGAATTAACACTTTTTTTTAAACTTCCGTTTTGTTTTGTAAGTGTCTGATTTGCAGTAGTAAGTACTTCATTCTTTTCAACTACTACAACATGACCATGACCAGTTGAAAATACTTGAAAACAAATAAGTGCTATGAATCCAATAGCAGAACCTAATATGATTCTTTTATTCTTTTTCATTTCTTCTTACCAAACAATGTCAAAACTGTTTCCTTTAAACTCTTAGAATGTTCTGTACTTTCTTCTAACTTTTTTTCTAAGTCTTCTCTGTACTCACCTTCTAACTCTTCAACTCTTGATCTATAATCATCCTCACTCTTCATAAGTCTATTAAGAAAAATCCAGCACAAATAACCTAATCCTAAGACTGCAAAACCTAAGATACCATATTGAGTTAAACTTTCAAATATTCCAAATGACATGACTATTTACTTTTAGTTGTTCTTGTTTTCTTTTTAGCTGTTTTAATTAACTCTTCTTTAAGTCTATCTTTCTCAGCAAGATGTCTTTTAATAAAGATCCATGCAACATATCCTAAAGCTAAAACTGCTAATCCCGCAGGACCATAATTTCCTAACTGTGCAAATACACCAAAGTCCTGTGCACCGTTTGCTACTGATGTTGTATCCATATTAATTATGTAATTTTAACATTAACTCTTTAACTGCAGTAGATAAATCACTTACATTTCTTGCAAGCATTTTAAGTTCTAATTGAGTTTGTTCTTGTATTGCTTGGTATTTTAATCTTGCTTCTTGTTCTACAAGTTCTACTTTACCTTTTAATTTACCCATATCTTCTACTGTTTTTCTAACGTCCGTATGGACCATTCTTAAAAAATAGCCTATTACAGCTAATGCAGTAATCAGACCTGCTTGAATTAATTCTCCGTATGTCATGGCTTTAATATTAATGCACCGGCTAATATCCCATTAAGGATATAAGACCAGTTCCGTTGTCTTTTTATTTTTTTTATGTCTAGTGTTAAGGATGATATGATAGTGTCCTTAGAATTGATTATATAGCGTTGTGCAGTGATTATAGTGTCTTGACTTGATATAATCAAGTCTTTTTCTTTATCTCTACGGTATAGAGTATGAATCATTGTATCCTGGATCTGTACTATACTAAAAGTATCTCTGGAATTTTTAACAGCATCTAGTTGAGACTGTAAGTCATGCAACCCATGGTTAAGTTCATTAATAATAAGTTTACTATTATCAATAACCTTACCTTTCTCTTTAATAATAGTCTCCTTACCTTCTATTCTTTTCTCAATTGTTTTTTGAGTAGATATAGGGTATACTTGTTTTGGATCTCTTATTAATAAGACAAAACACATTACCCCTAAACAAAGAGTTAATATTATAGATATGTTTTCTTTTTTAACCACAACCACACTCACTACATGATTCTCTATTATTACCATTCCATACAACTGTAGCGGGTCCTACTGTAGGTCCTACAATTGACCAACATGTTCCAGTATCATCACGGTATACAAGTGTTAAATCAAGATTATCAGGTAATAACATTACTCCATTTGGAACAATATCACAACAGTCTGCTACTTCATAATAAGTAATGCAACCATGTTCCTTAACACAATCATTACAGTCCTTTGCATCTTTGATAAATGTATCTAATATTATTGTTGCTGTTCCTGTATTACTAAAACTTACAACTTTCCAACATTGTGGAAAAAGTGGAGAAGTAGTAGTAGTTATTATTATTACAGTTTCTGGTGCTATTAAAGTATCAATTACTATAACTTCTGTATCACCTGTACAACAATTAATAACATTATAATATAATGGTTGACCGCAAGCATTAACCTCTATACAAGGTATACATGGTTCATCGGGTTCTCCATAACTAGTTCCAAATTCAATGAACGGTGCTGAAATACTACCAGTATAACCTAACCGTACTGTATAACAATTACCAAATGTATCTGAAACAAGTTCTCCCTCTACTGGTGTATAACCAAATAATGCAGCCGTAGTTAATATTTCTGTTCCTCCTATATATTCACAACATGGTATTAATTTAATAATTTCAGGACATGCATTTATATTTAAACAATCTTCACATGCTTCCGGACCATAATTTGTATCAATCATAACCATACCTGTAATAGGACCAGAAGTTTCATCAATAGCTGCCCAACAGAAACCATATGTATCAACAAAAACATCTCCTACTGAAACACCAGGTAAAGAAGCTGTAAATGTTTCAGCTCCCATAAAACAACATGATTCAACTATTATATTATCAGGGCATTCATTAAAGCTAATACATTCTTCACAAGAGGTATACTTTGTAGTTACTGTTCTTACACTAGTTACTTGTGCTCCTGTTTTAGCTTGAGCTTCCCAACAGTTTCCTTCATTATCTACAAAAAAATCTCCTACTGTTAATGTTGTATCATATACAATATCAACAATTGATGGATCACAACATAATTGTAATTCCATATTTGGAGTTAAATCTACTTCACCGCAATTTCTTACAGTACCTAATGAAAAACTAACACTTGGTGTCACTAAAGTTTCAGATTTATTATCACAACCAAACACAGCATAAAAAACTGTTTCCCCTGCTAAAAAAGTTTGAGTTACAGTATGTTCTATTAAAAAACATAAATACCCAGTTTGATTATTAGTAGGATATGTATAGTCAAAGTTTTGTGTAGTAATAATAGTAGATAATGGGATATCTCTATCATTATTTCTAATATTATCACAAGTTGCAAATACTAAACCAACCGATAACTTTGTTAAAACAACAGGTTGGTCGCTATAACTAATATAACTTGTACCAGAAAATTTAATAATGTCTCCAGGAAATAAATCTGCAGATAAAGTAATTCCTGAATTTAAATTTCTATTTCTTACATTAGTAACAAAACCAGGTAAAGCTGTATTTACTACAGCATCCCATCCTCCATTAGTCCATCCAAATTTTCCTGATCCACAAAATAAAAGATAGTCACCATTTTGAATCTCATTTGTTTGTAATCCTGCTGCACCAATTAATGATGTATCCGTAATACAAGAATTATTAGGTGCACTAGACCCAGCTATTTGTATAAATGTACTCATGTTCTTAAGATATATAAGTTATTACAAATGTTGTTCCTGTAGCATTATAGTTAATGCTGTTTAAAGTATTGTTTAAAGCTCCCGCATCAAAGTTTACAGTTACTCCTGGCTTAATAATACTACCAGAAAT